ATGATTAAGATTTCAATTAAGTTGGATAAAAGGAGGCGATTGAATAGCGGCAGATTCCCTTTGAAGTTCAAAGTGGCAAGGAAAGATAGTGCCATTTATATTCCCACAGGCTATGAGCTGAAAGAAGATGAATGGGATGCTAAGAATGAGAAGGTGAAAGGAATACCCGAACAGAGAGTTATCAATATGAAGCTTATGAAAAGGATTTCCCTTCTTAATGATAAGATAGTGCAATTGCAAGAAGAAGGCAAACTGCGCTACTTCTCTAATAAGAAGCTATCACTTTATCTGTCTAACGAAGAAGATAAAACCGATTACGAGAATCATCTTTTCAAAACACAGATGGCAGAATTTCTATCCAAGAAAGAAAGTGAGGGAACTAAACGCATATATATCGCAGCAGAAAACAGAATAAAAGATTTCTGTGATTATGATACATTAAGGGTTGAAGATATAGATATAGACTGGTTGGATGATTTCGTTGATTTTCTAAAGATAAAAAATTGCAAAAACACCATTGCTATGAGATTAAGGATTATCCGAACCATCTTAAACTATGCTCGCAAAAAAGGTGTCCTTAAAGAATATGTTTTTAATATGTATAGTATTAAATCAGAAGAAACAAGGAAACGCTCATTAACTGTTGAGCAGTTAAGAAAATTGCATGAAGCAAAGTTATCACCTATCCGTTCTAAACATCGTGATATGTTCTTTCTTATCTTCTATCTAATGGGTATCAATGTTAAAGACCTATCGAAATTAGAAAAAATAGAAAACGGCAGAATCTCCTATCGCCGCTCAAAAACGGGAACGCTATATAATATAAAGGTAGAACCTGAGGCTATGGAGATTATTGAACGATATAGAGGGAAAGAGCATCTTATCAAGCAATTCGATAGAAAAGCATCGTATCTAAGCTTTGACCAAGCCAATAATAGATGTCTTAGCAAAATCTGCAAAAGTATAGGAATACCCGAAGTAACTACTTATTGGGCAAGACATACCTTTGCTACTATTGCTTATGAGATTGGTATCAGTATGGATATTATTGCAGACTGCCTTGGGCATAAGAATAGCCATAGAATAACCTCTATATATGTGCGAAAAGACCAACAACGGATTGATGAAGCCAATCGAAAGGTTATTGATTATGTTCTATATAACAAGAAGGGGTAGAGCTTTCGCCCTACCCTTTCTTATTATTCTATTACTTCCAAATACTTTAACTTTGCGAATCGGTATGAGTTATATGTTTTACCAAGCGTTTTATACACCTTAGATGTGAAGTACAGAATGCAGCCTGTATAATTATCGAATCCTAAGATGATATACTTATCTTCAATATACCCTGCTACGTATGCGCCAATATCCTTACCTTTATAAAGAACTCGCTCACCAAGATGAGCATAGAAAAATTCCTCGTTTGTCATACGCTATCGCTATTTTAGTTCATCAAAGTCAAGCCACTCAATCTTTTCGTAACACTCGTACAGAACTTCTATACGCTGTGTTCCGTCTCCTCTAGTGACAAGCCATACGTCATCACTCATCGCTCCATAGTGAAGAGCAGTAGGATTTACGCCACCTCCACTATATCGGAACATTACCCCCTTTTTTAATGGTGGCTTCTCTTCCTTTAGGTCGTGCCATAATGATGCAGCATTCACGTAAGGAACGTTTTCTGTATCACAATCGGTAACACCAATCTTTTCTGTACTGAACGTTACCCCGTTAAGCTCATTGTAATCTACCTCATCTTCATTGCTACAGATATTGAGATAAATCTTCTTAGGTAAATTCTTTATTTTCATATCCCTTAAACTTAATTTATGAATATTTACCAATTCCAAATGTCAGCGTATCTTTCATCTGGTGGTGTTTTAATCTTTGGAAATATAGGAGTATTGCTGATAACACGATGGTCGCAACTTCCTGTACTTCCACTAGTAAGTGGCTCTCCGTTACAGACTAATCTATATTTACATTCATCACATTGTATGTAATTCATATCACTTGAATTTAATGATAAAAAACTCGGTATCAAGCCATTTATCGGGGCATAAGCCTTCCTTAGGCTTGCCGATACTAATGCTCTCTATCTCCTTCTCAATTCGTGGACTATCCTTGCGGTAGCCGTTGATGAAGAGGACGTGGGTATATTGTTTTAACACAATTCTCTGTGTGTCAATATATTTTTTAAGTAAATCCGTTCGCCCTGCTAAACCCAAGGCAAGATGTCGCACATCAACAATATTGCTGTTATTGCGAAATAATCGTGTTACCCAATACGGCTTAATCTCCCGATACTCCTCAGTCTTTTCGCCTGCCACAATCATATCGAACCACTGCTTGCTGATGGTGAGGGTCAATACTTTCTTTTCCATCCTTACACCTCCTCCCAGTCTGTTGCGAAAATAGTCTTTGGAAGTAACCATAAAACTGGTGCAGCTCTTCCTACGATATTATACATTAATGCCTCTGAACCAAGATAGTTCTTATCAATGTATGCGTATGTGCCGTCCGCAAAAATCTTACGTCTCACTTTCTTCCCCTCCTTCATTCTTCTCAGAGCCTCCGAGAAGTCAAATGTTTCCTTGCTCATTATAATTTTGCTTTAAAGTTGTAAATTGGTTTAATAACATCTATCACATTAACCGTAGGTTTTATTAGCTCAACAATCTCTTCGGTTGGCTTGTATGCCATAGGTGCTTCATCAATGGTTTCTTCACAAACTGATGTGGAATAAATACCATTCATTTCATTCTTGTAAGAATCCATAGATAACTCTTTCTTTGCCTGTGTACGAGACATTAATCTACCTGCGCCATGAGGGGCAGAGCATAGCCAATCTTTGTTACCTTTTCCCTTGCAGATAAGAGAACCATCACGCATATTCATTGGGATAATGACTACCTCATCCTTTTTTGCACTGATAGCTCCCTTTCGCAATATACCCTTGTCTGTATCTATATAGTTGTGAATGGTTGTAAAAGAATACTTATCTGAATTAGCATCAATATCTACACCTAAAGCATTTACAAGTCTGTTGGCGATAATCATTCTGTTTTGTTCAGCATATTTTTGAACTATGCGCATATCATTGAGGTAGTCATTGAGCAAATCACCTTCCAAGTAAGAAAGTTCCTTGCTTATATTTTTAGTACCTAATGACTTAATAACACTCTGTATCTCATTTTCTCTGCCTTCACTTTTTAGCTTGGCAATAACCTCAGACTTATCAGCTATTTTCTTACGACAATACTCGTAGGCAAGTTTTTGGTAATAGTTGCATACCCTAACACCAAGGTTTCTACTTCCTGTATGTATCACAAGAAACTTCTCTTCTTCTTCATTTGCATCTAACTCAATAAAGTGATTGCCACCGCCAAGACTTCCAACAGAACGATATACTATTTCCATGCTGTCAAGACAATCCCAAGCACGGAATTTGCCAAACATACAACCATCAACCAATCCGTTTATGTAGGCTGATACTTCTCCCTCGTTGACATTAAAACCAGACGGAATCAACTTATTGACTGCTTCATCAAATTTCTGCAAGTCAATATCAACTTTACCAAGTCTTACGACTTTCATGCCGCAGCCTATATCTACTCCAACAGTGTTAGGAACTACTCTGTTATCAAGCTCTATTACCGTGCCAATAGTGCATCCTTTACCTGCATGGCAATCTGGCATTATTCTTATTTTACAACTATTGTAAGCCTCGCTATTAGATAGGGTTTCTATCTGTTTGATAGCTTCATCTTCTATTGTCTTTGCGAAAATCTTTGTAAACTCATTCATATCTTGTTCGTCTAAAATTATTCGTTTCTCCATACACTATTTTATCTTACAATTACCATAACTTTCCAATCAAATGATGGTCGTGCTTATCGAAAGCAATTCCATACTTGAACATTTCTTCAAAAAGCATAAGACGCTCCTCGTTGGTAGCCAACCGAGTAGATTTCTTTTTATCCTCGGTCATTGTGAAATGAGAGCCTACCATTAAATTCTTAGCTTCCTTGTGAAGATAAAGATAGCAGAAGAGATTGTAACACTCTGGTCTCCAACGCTTACATAACACAATCCAATAATTATCTATCACAACTATATTGCCTTCGGCAACAATATCTTCAAACATATTATTTTCCATACGCTACTTCTTTTTACGACAAGGGCAACTTTCTGCGTGAACAACGCAAACACCATGTTTCGTGTCCACAACCAGATAATCGTGTCCTTCCTCAGTGAATACTGACATACCAATCTTCTTTGCAGGTTCATTGCTATTAGCCAAAGAGCGAATGCCCTCAAAAATCAATGCTCCTACAAACAAACACAAGACAAACCAAACGGCTGACTTAATTAAGTTTAAAATCTTATTCTTCATACGCTACTATTTCTTTCCGTAATACTTCTCTGATAAGCCGTTGAATCGCTCATAGTTCGGCAACTTGGGAGAGATTTCAAACTTCATCGTTGTAACATCATATCCTCTATCAGTCATTTCTTTGACAAACTCTTTGGTGAAGACCTTATCGAAAAGATAATGAGCATCTGTTTGAGTCATAAACCCTAGAGGATGATAAGCACCAATGCAGTTCTCTTTCTTATCCCAATATGCCGTTAGCTTATCTTTCTTTTTAAGAATCATACGCTACTTCTTTTTATCGAATTTATTACCAACAATTGACCATTCAGAACAGTGAGCAATAGCTGTAAAAGAAAAATTAATATTCCCAGTAACATCTGAACATTTAAAACCACATAAAGAATCATCCCATTTTACTGTGGCTACCCTTTCAAAGTGTGGGCTACTTATAATATCACCTTCCCAAATCTCATTTCCTTCACAATCTTTCAACCCTGTGAACATACAGACTGTAGAAGGGTCAACGTCAGTTATACCATCTTTTATATGGTCTCCTCCTATACATACCCTATTCCCAAGACGTACTAAATCGCCCTCAAACCATTTTCCTGAGTTGAGCTGCTTAGCCTTGAATTTTATGTTTTTTATTTTCATAAGCTATTCATATAAAATTGTTATTATTTTACTTTTATCTACCTTCAATATAGCTTCTTTTGCTTTATTAATCGAAGAAAACAAATAGTCTGGGCAAAGGTTATATGCGCCATAGTCCCAATAATGGATAAGTCCAAATAACAATGAATGTCTTTTATCTACACGATAAGCAAGGATTGGATTATCCTCAGAATCGTAATGTATGCCTTTAACAGCCTTACTTTTGCGATACATGTCTACTATTCTATAGGTTGCCATAACTATTTTTTCTTTAAATGTATACACTCTATTAATGACCTCACCCCATTGCACACAGGACAATAGTGTTTACCATCAATCATCTTCCAGTTTGAGAAGTCTTCAATATCAGTACTTTTGTCGTGGAATAGTGCAGAGCAAGTATCTGTACCTCCAAATACTTCTCCGCATCTATCGCAAACAATCTGATACATTGTAATCGGTCTATACATAAGCTATTCTTCTTTAAGTTCGACTGGCTCATCGCTCCAAGACAATTCTCTTCCTATGAGTTTTTTAATGCTACCTTTTGGAAGTTGGAAACCATAAGCTCCATATCTATCTTGTGGCAACCAATAATTATGTTCGATACAATCACCAGCCCACATATCAGGCTTGCAGTTGAATATCCATTCTCCGATATAATCTTTTGCTACCCATGCCATAACTATATCTTTTTAAGTTTTATTTTTATTGCCTTCAGATTTCTTTCACCTCCATCCCAGAAGCATGAACGTCTAAGATAGAAAGGTTGACCTTTAAGCCAAGGGAACTTATCATAGAAAGCCTTCCATTTAGCCTTTCCTGCGTTCAAAGAAGGTACTTCAATACAGCTTCTAGCATGGCAACTGCCAAAGACTAATGTATTATCACAAACGTTTTTATCCATAACTATTCCTCCAATTTTGGGCTCCAATATTTTGTTCCACAGTAATCTTCCCCACATAGCTCTCTACTGTTCTTATACTGACAATTAGAACAACTTCGCTCGCTCGGATTCCACAGCATAAAAGAAATTGCATTACGAAAACCTTGGTCATATATCTCTTGTTCAAATGCGTCAAAATCTTCCGTATAAGCTCCTTCTTCTTTTGCTTGTTGAATTATTTCATCTATTTTTTCATTAATTTCCATAACTATTCCTCCACTTTAATACCGAATGGAGTTCCATCGGCAAATTTTACTCTATTAAAAACGTCTTCAAAACACATCATATCTTCTTCGTATATAATTCCGCTACTAGTTACTCTTGTAATACTATCCCAGATATTATTTGTATAATCATACGTCCACCCGAAAGGCTGATGTTTTTGCATTTCAGCCCAGCATTCTTTTTCATCCTTGAATGGACGGCACTTTGGTTCTGGCTTAACACGGTACTCTGTATTATTCCAAAACTTAATCTCTTTCATTTCCGTCCAATCATTCGGAACATCTGTACCTTTTACGGCACTTGGTTTTGTTCTACACTCAATCACCCTTCCTTCTGCAAAAGCTTGCAAGATAGGATAAAATTCTTTAGCTTGATTTCTGTTCATTGTTTTACCTTCTACTTGTTAAATTAGAGGATGATAATTAGTAATTTGTAATATGCTTTGCATCCATTATTTTTCGCATAAGGATGTCTATTTCTTTATCTGATGCTATATGGTCTATTGGATAGCGCATAAAGTTTCCCCAATCACTTTGCTTTTGAATATCGCCGTTGGAATCCATACCAATCAAACATCCATATCCATCACCATTTATATAGCCATCATGGATAAATATACTTCCATTACTTGTTACAAGAAATTCTCCTCTTTTAAATTCACTCCTTTTTAACATATTCTCTTCTTTTTTACCCTCTCCCTGTTGCCAAGGAGAGGGCGGTTAGTCACTCTATCTCCAAGCGTAAATTGCTGTATAATTACCTTTGCACCCAGTATCAAATCTATGGGAATAATAATACTTAACAGCAGCGCAATCAAATCCCCAATTGTGCTTTGCAATTAATGTGTAAACTTCATCATATCTTGTAGCGCGCCCCTTTTCGTCGAATAATGCCAAATAGAGAGGGTCATTATCCTCACATCTATATGGGTCAAACGGCTTAATGAAGTTACCATCTTTATCAAAGCAGTCTTTAATTTTCATTTTCTTCATATTACTACCTATTTATATCCTTTGCAGGATGATTAACTAATTTTTTTGATACTATCAATTTCCATACTCAATAATACAAACTCTCTATTGGAGCGAGTACCATCTTTCTTAGCAGGGTTGATTCTTACCTCAATCATGCCAGAATATCTTGCGTAATTTCGTTCTGGAATAATGCTTGCAATCCAACAAACATCACATCTGGAGCAGCTCACTTTGTCACCAACCTTGTATGGTAGACTTTCTATGTACTCCTTCACATCAGAACAAATCTGATTGTTAGCATCATTGATGATACTTTGTTGCTTGGCAACCTTTGCTTCTAATTCTTCTTTTGTCATATCTTTAAAATTTATGCCCGAAGGCTGTTAATCACCATATTTATATAATTCTTCACTACCTGAATCATATCCGCAACAAGGACATACCCACCCGTCAATTATAACGGACTTTTTACACTTAGGGCATAAACCTCTGACTTTATTAAAGCTTTCTAAAGAATATTGACAAGCTTTCAAATACTCTAATTCATCTTCGTCAGCTTGATTATCAATAAGTGCCTTATACTCATCCTTATCTAAAACTACAACTTCTAATGCCATACCTACACCTCCATTTCTGAGTTAATTCCCAGACCGAAGAGAAGGTGCTGGAGTTGATGGACAAAGTTAATACTAGCAAGATTGTGTCTGTCTAGACCTACGCATACCAAGAACTCACCCAAAGTTGTTATATCTTTTGTTATATACAGATAAGCTCTTTTAGTTGGTAATTTATACCAATCATAGCCATCATTCTTCCACCCATTCTTCTCTAGAATCTCAGGAGTGAGATGAATCGGACGAATAGCATTATTACTAATAGAGTATGTTGTACTACTATCGTTTAACATGACTACCTTAAGAAAGCCACCACTCAATGAAGATATTACTTTGAATATTTTATCTTTAGCAAATTGAAGTGCTGACTTCTTTACCATTACCAAATCTCCTGAAATATATTCTAACTTATCCATACGCTTTACTTCATTAACCTAAGTTCTTTCTAGCCCAAGCTTCTGCCTTTGGCTTAGTCTTGAACTGTTTGTTTTTTACTTCATGCCAAACTCCATAAGGAGCTGTCTTATACTCGATGAGAAACAAACCTTTCTCTATCTTGACTATTCTATATTCAAAATACATACGCTTATATTTTTAAATTGCTATCTAATTGCAAGCCAAAAAGAATATGTTGGAGTTCATCTACACATTTTATCATAACAGTATCGTCTTTTCCGTCATTGAAAGATACTCCGATAATTCCCAAGAAATTATTATATCGCAAAGTGAAAGGGTATTCTTGGTGTTTATACCACCTATGCCCAAAACATTCTCCTTCAGAGCGATAACATGTCCATCCATTCTTTTTAAGAAACTCTTCCCAAATATGAACGTGCATAATATCATTTTGACAAATTTTGCCCAAGCTTTGCCCATCAATAACTTTCAAGTCGTAAGAATAATCTATATTGAACGGATAGATGCTACAGACAATACAAATAAATCCGTGACTATAAACTATATCACCCACCATATAACGAGGTGGTTTCCTAAATTCTTTCTGTGCCATACGCTTAATTTCTCATTATGTGACACTTAATAACCTTGTGAACCGCATTTGGCTGCGATTCATTAAAACTATTAATGAACTGACGCTCCATTTTCTCGGGAAAAATGGGCTTTGTCGGCTTCGGCATAGTAAGGACGGCTTGAATCTTTGCCCCCCCATCCAAAGTAAGCAAACATCTGCGAGTAATTTTCTCAAATAACATTTTAGTATCTCCTATTATTTAAACGTTAAACAAAATCTTAGTTTTTTATAATTTAATTATATACCACGATAGAAGCGAAACGAGCCGAAGGCGAGCCCTCCATTACCTCATAGGTATTAGCATACACCCTACAGACTACCCCTCCCTTGATATAAGTATAGTTATTGAGTATCATATCCTTTATGTAGTCAATAGAGGATAAAAAACGCTTTTCTATGTTTCTGTATTTGCATAAAATCTCGTTTTTGACCGCAAACTTTACTAAATCAAAGGCTTTCTGTACGCTCACGCTTAATTTCTTAGCTATATACTTATATGATATACCATTCTCTCTAAACTTATCGCCGTAGCCAAAACGATTACAAACCTTCTTTGCCGCCTTCAACTCTTTTAAGCCTTTAGGGTGCTTAGACTGCTGAATCATTTGCTTAGCGTAATTCTTTCGATTCTGTACATCAATGATAAGCATAGCAGATAAGGTATCTTCTATAAACTTTACATTCTGCGCATAGGCATTCTTTTTAGAATCATTCCTTGAAATAAACTCGATATTAGGAACAAGGACGTTCCTGTGAGAGGTATGACTTTTTAGAGACTTGAAGACGAGGCAACGATTATTCTTGCCCGTGAACTCAACCAAGCCCAGAGCCTTCAAGGTATCAATACGCTTACGGACAGCACAGGCACTTACTCCCGTGATTTCGTAAAGCTTATTGATGCTCCATCTTTGCACGGCAGAAGACTTGACCCTTGTCTTAATGAAAAGGGAAAATGCAATTGCTTTCCTTAGTTCGGGATTGCAATACATATTGTTCAATATCTTTCTGCGTATCTCCATTTTACAGATGCTTTAAAAAGTCAAGAGCAGCAAAGAAATGGGGATTCTCTGCTGCTCCGTATTTAGTAGCCTTGCGGCTCACGTAAATCCAAACTCTTACACATTAGAAAGTTCCCCATAAACTCGCTAAGTGATAGTGTTCTATCTTAAACACACCGCAAAATTAATAAAAATCTGTCAAATAACCAACTTTTCTATTAATAAATTTAAAATAATTAATAGTTTTTATTCGCTTTTTAATAGATTTTTATAACTTTGCATTATATTTTCTATTAATAACCAAATAATAAGTAATAGCGTATGATATACAATCAATATCAGCAATACGAACTCTCCGACCGCATCATGCAAGCGGTATGTGAGGTAGGCAAGGTTACGTTCATGGAACTTTGCTCTGCGGTGAAGACCGTCAAGCTCAACACCCTTAGAGGACTATATTGCCTCATAAGCCGTGATTATTGCATTCACCCCGACCGCTCGGCTCGCCTACTCTGCCGCACCAGAGCAAACGTAATCAACCAAGCACGAAAGTATATGCAATACGTTCAGTCAAAGGATAAGTACACCTTATCTATATATAACCAAATCGTAGAACTCTTAAAAAGTAACAAAGAATGAAAAGAACAGATTATGAGCTGACCTTGCCCGACCAGCTCTTCCCAACGGACAATGACCTAGAGATTCCGATACTTGATATTGATATGCAAGCCAAGGAGTGTCAGTCACCCTTCCTTTGCTTCGGCGAACAGAAAAGAACCTTCAACCTTAATGGCGAAGGCTCTTTGCACTTCTATACCGATGATTACCGCTTCTTAGCTATCTACGAGCACCCTGAGAAGATATTGCAGCATCACCCTGCCGTTATCGTTGAGCCGAACTTCTCCCTATATAATGAAATGCCCGTATCTTTCGGCTTGCAGGCTATCTACAAGAAACGTTGGATTGCCCGTTGTATGCAAGGTAAGGGTATCGGTATCTTCGTTGACCTCAACGTGGCGCAGAAGTTCTATCGCCTCAATATGATTGGCGTACCTCGTGGATGGCGTGCCTTCGCTACCCGTGGATATTCGGATAGACTGAATAACCTCGCCTTTGAGTATTCCATCGCAAGCGATTGGGCAGAGGGCAAAGAGCCGCTATTTGTTATCTACGGCGGCGGTGCTGAGTGTCGGCGGTTCGCCCAGACCCATAGAGGTTGCATCTATATCAACCCCGTTGTTACTACAAAGAAGCAGCTTGCCGCCTTGCAGAAGATTCACGAAGGTGTTGCCTTTATCGGAGAAGAGTTCTCTGTTAAGGCGCAGCTTGATAAGCTCACCCCTTTCTCCAAGCAGATTGAGGATTTCCGAACAGATAATGTCTCTAAACAGATTGAGGAAAAGTAAGATTGTTTATGCGAGATATGGCATTTATTTGCTGTATCTCGCTTTCTTTTGTATCTTTGCATCAGCAAAACGGAAATTGTGGAATATAGGTTCTGAAGTGTCATAACAATATGTATTAGTTAAGATGTGGTTAATTGAAAATAATAGTTAGTTATTAGTCTATAAGCAGCCGCCTGTGATAGGTAGCTGCTTTTCTTATATATAAGAGGTATAATATTTTATGATAACTTCAAAGGCTACTCATTATATGGGTAGCTTTTTTATTTGTTTACACACAATCTATTATTTTCTATTAAAACCCGAATAATCTCCGTAACTTTGCAAATAATAATTATTAAATAATAAAATTATGGCAAGAGAAAAGAGAATCTCACAGAACCCATCCATCGCAAAGGATGAGCTTCTTGTAAAGCTGGGTTTTCGTGAAATGATTGACATTACAAAGCTCCTCTATAATGAGGGGCAGATTGATGGCGTTCCAAAGAACCCTCGCTACTTAAAGGAGAGCGAGCACGACAAGCTCGTCAAATCACTCGCCGATAGCCCAGAGTTCTTAGAGTACAAGCCTTTGATGGTTTATGGCTTGGAGGATGGTACATACGTCACCATCTGCGGTAATATGCGCCTCAGAGTGGCTAACGAGTTACGCATCGGTGGAAATACGAACTTCGATAAGCTGCCTTGTTTCGTATTGAAGACCGATACCCCAATTCAGAAAATCAAGGAGTATGCTATCAAGGATAACGTGCAAGCTGGTAATTGGGATTGGGATGAGCTTGCGAATGGTGAGTGGGAAACCGATGATTTGCAGAATTGGGGCGTTGATTGCTCTTTTCTTAATACCGATGAGGATGATACCGATATTGATGAGCTATTCGAAGATGCTCAAAATACCGAGAGTAAAGTTAAAGATATTAAGCTCTCCGTCCATATTCCACAAGAGTTGGAAGATAAGGTAGATGAGATTAAGGAGATTATCAAATCTGCCGTTTCTGAATACGAAGGTGTAGAACTAAAATAACAGAGATATGGAAGTCTATCTTGCGTGGGAGGCTTACTGGAAATCTTAGTAAGTTTTGGAAAAGTGTTAGTATGGAATTATATATAGCAGGGACTTTAAGCAGACCCTATGTTTATGAAAAGGCTATGGAAGTTTTTTTAGCAGGTGAACACCCAGTAAAGAACGGTAAGGATGCCGATTGGGAAGGATTAAATATATTGGAAACTTACTATTATCTACAGAATAATAAAGAGTTTCCTCGATTGATAGGCAATTTCCAGAATTTCCTATTAGATAGTGGTGCTTTCACATTTATGTCGGGAGCAGGTGTAGTTAATTTCGACAAATACGTGGAAGGATATGCTGCATTCATTAAGAAGTGGAACGTAAAGAACTTCTTTGAGCTTGATATTGATTCTGTTGTTGGTATCAAAGAGGTTGAAAGACTTCGTGAAAAGCTCGAAAGATTAAGTGGACGTAAGCCTATCCCCGTTTGGCATAAGTCACGAGGGAAAGAGTATTTCGTTGAAATGTGCAAGAATTACCCTTATGTCGCTATCGGTGGTATCGTAACCAAAGAAATACCTATCAATAAATATGAAAAGTTATTTCCTTGGTTTGTGAAGACAGCACATAAATATGGCTGCAAGATACATGCCCTTGGATATACAAATATCAGAGGATTGCATACGTATCACTTTGATTCCGTGGATTCTACAGCTTGGCTTTATGGCAATATGAGCGGTTCTATATATAAGTTCAATGCCAAGAACGGAACGATGGATAAAACCAAAGCACCTGAGGGCAAGAAACTTCGCTCAAAGTTGGTTGCTGCCCATAATTTCGGCGAGTGGGTACGCTTTATGAAGTACGCTCGTGCAAGATTATAAAAGATAAATATTTAAATTTTAATTAGTTATGAAAGATTCATTGATTATTGTATCAGGAGGTATGGACTCAGTAACTCTCCTGCATGAGAAGAAAGAGAGTATCGCTCTCGCAGTATCTTTTGATTATGGTTCTAACCACAATCAGAAGGAGATTCCTTTTGCTAAGTTGCATTGTGAGCGACTTGGTATCAAGCATATTGTTATTTCACTTGGCTTCATCCACGACTATTTCAAATCCTCTCTCCTCGAAGGTGCAGAAGCTATCCCAGAAGGCAATTACGATGATGAGAACATGAAATCAACCGTAGTTCCTTTCCGTAACGGCATTATGCTCTCTATCGCTTGCGGTATCGCAGAGAGTAACGGATTAAAGAAGGTGCTTATTGCTAACCATTTTGGCGACCACGCTATCTATCCAGACTGCCGCAAGGGCTTTATTGATGCCATGTCAGAGGCTATGAAGAATGGTACTTACGAGGGTATCAGCATTGATGCTCCTTACACCAACATTACGAAGACAGATGTTGCTCGCCACGGCAAGAAGCTTGGCATCAACTACGCTGAAACTTGGAGCTGCTATAAAGGCGGTGAGAAGCATTGTGGTAAGTGTGGAACTTGTATGGAACGCAAGGAAGCTCTCCGTGATGCTGGCATCTCTGACCCAACTGAATACGAGGATGAGTAAGGCAAGCGGAGGTACACGAAACTATTCGGGTAACCCTAAGACGATGGCTAAGAGAGAATCAGAATTTCAAGCCATCGTCTCTACGGGCAACTATAAAGATAGCTACTTCGATAAAAGCGGCGGTTATTATGTGGTACATAACAACCATAATAAGATTGCTGACCCGAATACCAATAAGGAAATGTATGCCGCAGAAGTTCTTGCCAAAAAGGGTTATCGTGTATATTTGATGAGCGAAATGTCGTATATAACGGGAGCGAAGAAGACTGATGGCTTCAAAGAGCACGCCGTGATGGATATGAAAACCATCAACTCGGCGAGTGCCTATAAGGTAGAGAATGCATTGAAGAGTGCTGCAAAGCAAGGGGCAGAGGTTGCTATCCTCATACAGAATAACAAGGCTATGACAAAGGAATATGTCAAAGACCAAATTTCTATGTATCTCACTCATGCAAAAGGAAATGAAAGAGGTAACTTAAAAGAAGTTATTGTTGTTGGCTTATCAGGCAATGTTCATCGCCATAAACTTTGATAAAAAACAGCAAAGCAGGTACACCTCTTTGCCTTTGAAGAATAAGCATGAAATCGAGCAGCCAGTGTACTGACCCACCCGATTTATTCTTCTCGGTCGCAAAATTAAGAATAAAAATTGAAATAACAAAATAAAAGAAAGGAAAATTATGTATTACGTTTCAAAAAGAATGGAGATTGCCGCTTGTCATAAGCTGAATCTCTCTTATGAAAGCAAGTGCGCCAACCTTCATGGGCATAATTGGATTATTACTGTCTACTGCAAGGCTGAAAAGCTGAACAAGGATGGTATGGTGATGGACTTCAAGCATATTAAGCAGAAGATTCACGGCTACCTCGACCACGGCAACCTCAACGAGCTTTTGTTTTTCAATCCTACTGCTGAGAATATCGCCAAATGGATTGTTGCTCAGTTCATAGAGTGCTACAAGGCACAGGTACAGGAGAGTGAAGGCAATATCGCTGTTTATTGTGACGATGATAAAATTGACGGAAAGGAGGCTCTCTAATGGCTAAGTATAAAGTAAACGAAATCTTCTACTCTATCCAAGGTGAGGGAAGACATGCAGGCAGAGCGGCTATCTTCGTCCGCTTCTCGGGTTGTAACTTGAAGTGCCCTTTCTGTGATACTGACTTTAAGAAGTATGAGGAAATGGGGGCTATTGATATTCTGAATAAGATTCAGTTGCTCTCACCTGATTGTAAATTTGTTGTCTTTACGGGCGGTGAGCCTACATTACAGGTGGATGAGGAGCTTACTACCCTTCTCCAAAATTGGGGCTATTATATTGCTATGGAGACCAACGGAACGCACAAGATTCCTGGTGGTATCAACTGGGTTACTTGCTCTCCTAAGTGCTTATTCGTTAAGGGCGCAGAACCTATCATAAAGATAGCTACTGAGGTGAAGGTTGTCTTTGATGGTGAGCACGAGATTACCGATTGTGGTATTGATGCAGATTACTACTACGTTCAACCTTGTGATACGGGCGATGCAAAGAAGAATGCCGAGATTCTGAAACAGACTGTTGCTTTCGTAGAGGCTAACCCTAAGTGGCGACTTTCTTTACAGCAGCAGAAGATTCTCAACGTGAAATAAATCATTTCGCCTATGAGCAAGAATAAAAAGAAGACCCCGACAAAGTATCGTCCTATCTGCTTTTACTGCGGTGGGAAACTTTGTTGGGATTCATCAGGTGACCGCAGCGAGATTGTATGCAATGCGGTACTTCTTATGAGGTATATGAGCCAAATGAGGAGGAGAAACAAGATTATAAAGATTTTTGGAAAGGTTAATAATATGGCTAAGATTACAAAAGAAACAGCAGAAAAGCATATCAAAGAACTCTTGGAGTATATCGGTGAAGACCCTAACCGCAAGGGCTTAGAGGGAACGCCCGACCGCATTATTAGAATGTGGAAAGAAATATTCAGAGGTTATGACCCTTCACAGAAGCCGAAGATTACCACCTTTGATAACAATGATGACGGTATCGTCTATGATAACATGGTTATCGACCAAGGAGATTTCCATTCAAACTGCGAGCATCATTGTGTTTGGTTTTGGGGTAAGTATTGGTTCGCATATATTCCGAACCCAAAGGGAAAGATTCTCGGTATCTCTAAGATTGGTCGTGTAGTTGATTACTGCTCCGCTCGCTTACAGATACAGGAGCGATTGGTACACGACATCGTAGATATGCTGAAAAATGCTCTCGGTAGCGAATACCCACCACTTGGTATTGCTCTCGTGATGAAGGGTCATCATTCTTGCAAAGAGTTCAGAGGCGCAAAGAAGAAGGGTATTATGACCTCTTCTTACCTTGAAGGTGCTTTCAAAGATGACCCACAAGTGAGAGCTGAGTTTATGAACCTCGTAAATGGTGATAAGTATGAAGGTTAAATCAGTCAAAACAAAAATCTTGGAGGAAGTGGGTTTTCTGCTTCCTACCAAGAAGCTTCTTTCCTCTAAGGAAAAGGTTGAAATCATGGAGCAGTTCTTGATGATGCCAGCGAGCCAGATAGTGACCTTACAACAAGATGGACGTAAGTCATCTTTTGTACAGCAGATAGCAAAGCTGCTCTATAACAACAATCTTGGAGAGTACTTTAATGTACTAAAAATGTGCCGAGAAATGGCAGCAGAGGAAAAAGAGAATAAAGATGCTTTTCTTAAATAAAAGCTATTGTTGGGAATAAATTAGGAATAAAAGTTATTAATATGCCATTATCAAGAGATGAAAGCAAGCGTAAAAGACAGCTTGCAAACCTTGAAAAAGGTAAGTTTAAAAAAGGTGGAGTTGGCAACCCGAAGGGTAGACCGCCAAAGCCTAAGACGATGTCATTGTTCATCGAAGAAATGAAGGAGAAGGGTTACGAAGTGCCTTCCTCTCAGATTATCGCGGAGTCTTTTCTGTATATCGCGACCCTGCCCCAAGCCGAATTGGAGGCGGTGTTGACAGATAAGTCACGCCCGATGATGCAACGCATTATTGCCAAGGGAATACTTGACAAGAAAGGGCTTGATGTGCTCGAAAGAGTTATTGATAGAGCCTACGGAAAGATTCAACGCATCGACCTTACGAGCAAGGGCGAGCAGATTAAGCAAGACCCATTGCAAGTACACGTTGTTACCAACAATGAAGAGTATCAGAAGATTCTCGCTGAGATTCAGAAAGAGAAAGAAAAGAAGGATGCTGAGCCAGATAAAAATATAGGAGAATAAATATATGGAAATACAGAAGAAATGGGCTATGCCAAGTGGTGATACTTTCGGTATAAAGCCAATCAAAGAACTTTTTGATAAATATAATAAAGGTGGTGTTATTATTGACCCATTCGCAAAGGATTGCAAGCTCGGAACAATTCGCAATGACTTAAATCCGAACTGCGATACTCAGTATCACCTTGACGCATTAAAGTTCCTTCAAGGGCAGAAATCTAATTCTGCTGATATGGTATTATACGACCCACCTTATAGTGTAACACAAGCATCTTTGCTATATAAGGATTTTGGCAAAGAGAAATTGGAGATAAATGTCTCTAATGCCAAATATTGGTCTTTATGTAAGAAGGAGATTGCAAGAATATTAAAGAATGAAGGTATCTGTATTTCTTGTGGTTGGAATACACAAGGAATAGGAAAATGTAACGGAGCGGTATGTAAAGAGATTCTTATCGTAGCACATGGCGGTTCGCACAACGATACCTTAGTCACAGTTGATGAAATAAAGAAATAAGAGCAGATAAAGGATAATAGAGATATGCCGCACGTATATTTAGCAAAGAACTACATGAGGGTAAAGGCAGCGAAAGAAGCAGGGTTCACAACTTGCTCTCTTCAAGGCTCAAGTCGTAGTGCAAAGACGTATAGTGTTGTGCAGTTTCTTTGTATGCTTTGCTTCAACTATGCTGGAACGACCGTTTCCATCATTCGTGCTGGTATGCCTTCCATTAAACGAACTGTCTATCGTGATTTTAAGGATATAATGCTCAACTTTGGTTGGTGGGATGATAAGTGTATGAATAAATCGGAGTTCGTTTATACTTTCCCTAACGGCTCTTGGATTGAGTTCTTCTCCACCGATAACGAGCAGAAGGTGCGTGGTTCTAAGCGTAAGATACTTTTCGTTAATGAGGCGAATGAGCTTTCTTTCATCGAATGGCAGCAGCTACAGATGCGTACCACGGAGTTCTCTATCCTTGATTATAACCCTTCCTTCTCAGAAGACCATTGGATAAATCAGGTAAACGAGGAAAAAAGCACTTATTGGTTTATATCCACCTATAAGGATAATCCTTTCCTCGAGCCAAAGGTTATCGCTGAGATTGAGAGCCTTAAATGGAAGAATCCGAGCCTTTGGCGTATTTATGGTTTGGGATTGCGTTCTATGGTTGAGGGCTTGATTTTTAAGAATGTAGTTATTGATGATTATATTCCTATTCAAGCGAACAGACACCGATACAGAGCCATTGACTTTGGTTACTCCAATGACCCTACAGCGATTATTGATGTATATATCTACGGAAAGATTATCTATATAGATGAAATATGCTATCAGACAGAAATGCTTTCTTCTGATATTATCAGAGTATTGAAAGAGGATAAAAAAAATATTGAGGTAATATCAGAGAGTGCCGACCCTCGTCTGATAGATGAAATCTATAATGCTGGTATTGATATAAAACCTGTAAAGAAGTTCAAAGGTTCTATTCAAGCTAGTATTATGAAGATGCAAGAATACACAATTCATATAACAAAACGCTCTACAAATGTAAGAAGGGAATTTAATAATTATACCTATCGCCAAGATAAGGAAGGAAAGTGGCTTAATGAGCCTATAGATATGTATAATCACGCTATAGATGCATGCCGATATGTTGTTATGGAGAAGTTATTGGGCGATTATGGCAGCGGAATGCAAGCCGCCGACATTCTCGGTCTGATGGGTTAAAATCGAAATGCTTATGAAACGAATATATGATAAACAGCCAAGGGAGCATCATCGTAAACGCTCCCACTATAATAGCAGAGGAGTAGCCAAATTATCCTTTGATAATGAGAAGGTAGCCGCAAGATACATAAAGAAAAAGCGGCTACTCGGTTACTCCGCATATCTTTGTAGTGAGTGCAATCATTGGCACATTGGAAGACTGCCGAAATAGGCGTTTTTCTTTTGTTTACACAGGGTTTCTTCTTCATGCCTATATAAGTTATATTATTACTAACTTTGCCCTTGTTATAACAAAAAATATTCATATATGAGAGCAATAGAACAGATAGTATCAATACAAGATGCGAACACAGTCCGCTCGGTATTGACCGCAAGAAAGAAAGGCTTTAAGACATCACTGAGTGTGCTTGAAGAACAATGGAATCCATCAAAGCATAAAATCTTTGATGAGGATTTCCGTCCTAAGAAACGAATCAAAGTACCTACGGGTCAGTATGACCCTATCACACAGAAACCGATTTATAAGGATAAGAAAGTTGAGCCAGTAAGAATCGCTATCCCTGCTCAGAAGTCAATCACTAATCTTACTGTTGGTTTCTTGTTTATGAATGCCGTTACCTATAAAGCTACGGCACATGGTGTTGATATAAAGAAGATGGACGATAAGCAGCAGAAGCTATATGACGGCATCATGCACTGCTATCACGACAACAAGATGAAGTACTTCGATAAGCGACTTGCCCGTACCCTCTTCAAGGAATGTGAGTGCGCCGAGTTATGGTATATGCCAACAGACGCAGAGGGAAAGCTTCGAGGCGAAATCCGAGTTCAGTTGCTTTCACCTTCAAACGGCGATAAGCTCTACCCTCATTTCAACGATTTCCATATCATGGACGGCTTCGCCCGTGAGTACTATGTATATGATGAGCTTGGAAAATCTGAGCTACATTTTGATGTATATACAGATAGATTGTGCTATCAGTACACTAATATTGATGGCGCAGGTTGGAAGCTTATTTCTGCCCTACCTCATGGCTTCACCAAAGTGCCTGTCGTTTACTATAGACAAGACCAAGCTGAGTGGGAAGATGTTCAATGGGCTATTGACAGAGTGGAAACTTGTATCTCAAATTGGGGTGATACGAATGACTACTTCGGGACACCTAAGTACTTTATTAAAGGTCGTTTGGAGGGCTTCGCTGAGAAGGGCGAGCAAGGCGCAGTCTTCCAAGGTGGCAGTGATGCAAGTATGAACGTCCTTTCATGGGATAAATCACCTGAGAGTGTGAAGGGTGAAATTGCTTACCTCTTCAATATCATCTATTCATTCACCTCAACAGCCGATATCAGCTTTGAGAATATGAAAACCTTGGGCAGCAACACCTCGGGTGCGGCTATCCGTTTGATGTTCACTGCTCCTTATATGAAAGCAGATTTGAAGACAGAAATGTTCGGTGAAATGTTTACTCGCCGCTCGAATATCGTAGCTAACGGCATCTGTAATACGGGAGTTTACGTAAAGGGTATCGACCAGAGTGTTGCTGAGCAGATTGACTTTGAACCAGTCTTCAAGCCATATCTACCAAAGAATGATGTTGAAATGTTGCAACTTATCACTTCATCCAATGGTGGTGCGAAATCTACCTCTAATCGCCGTGCTATCGAGCTTAACCCTCTTAATGATGACCCTGATAAGGTTGAGGAAGAAATGAAGAGTGAACAGGAAGAAGAGTTGGCGCAGCAAGCAGCCCTTTCGGGACTTGGTAGTGCCGCAAATGGAAGTCGTTCAGTTTCAAATGAAGAAGAGGAAGAAGAATAACTATGTCAAAGAAGCTCACATCAAAACAGCAGAAAGAACAACTGAATAATCTGTTCGCCGTTTATAATAAGCGGTTGGGCAGATTATACAGCGATTATGTCAAGAAGCTTACCTCTCTTGGCTATGGAGAAGATGTGCTTGAAGATGATGCGCTTTTTAACTTTGATAACTTTCCGCAGTTAAAGGCTCGTTTGAACGACATCTTTAATGATTACTATCAGAATAGCCTTCTTTGTTATAAGAACGGCATTACCGATGGCGTTGCGTTGGCGTATAACCACGATGAAATGGTTATAGGCGGTTATTCCGTGCTTACTGATAAAGCTATAAGGGTCGCACGAGATACCGCCGCAGCTACATTTATTTCCAATCGCTTGAAAACAAAGAACGGATTGAATCTTGCTCAGCTTGTTTGGAATTACTGCCAACAGACGAAGAGCGAGTTTGAAATGGCTATGAACAACACCATTGCGGACGGGATAAAGAAAGGCACATCAGCAGAGGAAGTAGGCAAGAGCATACGAAAGTATCTCAACGACCCAGATATGATGTATCGCCGTTATCATACTATCAAGGTTCTGAAGAACGGAAAGAAGAAAGATGTGGTGACTTGGCGCAGACGTAGAATCATTGACGGCAAGGTGCGCTTTATTGAAGAGCCTTTGGAGAAGGTAGGCATGGGTGTTTACCGCTCGGCGAGAAAGAACGCTCTCAGAGTAGCAAGAACTGAGATAAATTCCGCATATCATAAGGCAAGAAATGAGCGATGGCAGAACGAACCATTCGTTATCGGTCAGTATATTCACGTATCTCCACAGCACAATATTGATGATATATGCAACGACCTTGAAGGTCGATATCCGAAAGATTACGTATGGATTTCTTGGCATCCTCAATGTATCTGTACCTCAGACCCTATCACCATACAAGGCGAGGAGAAGAAGGAATTTTATAAACGCTTGATGGCTGGCGAGGATATGAGCAACTACGTATCCCCTTTTGCCGTGCTCACTATGCCCGAGAAGTACAATCAATACATTAAGGATAACTCCGAAGCTATCGTAAAGGCAGGAATGAGGGGTAAATTAGCTTGGCATTTGCAAGATAACACAAAGTATTGGGCACATCTTTTAAGCCCGTCAGACCGCAAGAAATTGGGGTTAAAGGCGGTTTCTTCTAAGGAGCTTATACTTGCGAAGGCAAAGGAACGACACGCCCTTAGAACTAAGGAACAGATAGATAAAATACAGAGCCGATGGGATAAGCATAGACGTGACTATTACAATGGCTTAGTTCATAATCTGCTCGGAAGCAAATCTGTTACGGATATAAAGAGCCAAGACCTCTTTGAACGTTACTATGCTATCCGCTACGCAATCAAGGACAAAAAGAGTGCTTCTGAGATAGCTTCTTTGTTTGACAGATTCAAGCGAGGTTATCAGACTAAACTTGCATGGACAGACCGCAAGGTTGCAATGAATGTTATGAAGGTGGCTGCTAATTACGGAGAAACCGATGTTTCTTCCGTTCTAAGCGCATTAAAGTCTGCTAACTATACATTGGCAAGGAAAGAAGCAAAAACGCTCGCAAACGCCATTTCTGCCATTAAAAAGGATGAATTATCACTTTCTGCTCTCATCCCTGATGTTAATAAGTGGCATAAGCAGTTCACGTCAAAGGAATTGCACGGAGTATATGATGCCGTAGAAGCGAAGTTGGCTCAATGGCAAAGCTTGACGCTTGAAAAGCAAGTTAGCAAATTGCAATTTGAGGCAGTTGATTTCCTTGGTGGAAATATGCACGGGGTTCAACAGAAGTATGCTACATGGAAGGTATCGCAAGCGGCATATCTCAAAAAGCTTGATGAGGTAAAAACGGCGATTGATTGGGTGAATATCAATAAAGCTTATGCTGACGTAAAAGGTTATAAGACACAGAGCAAGATATATCATAAGCTTATCTATGACCTTGAACACGCCATGCTCGCAAAGGATAAGACCCTTGCTGAGCAGTTGCTTTATGAAGCTAAGCAAAAGAAAGAAACGCTTATTAATGCGAAAGCAAAACGAAATGCGAAGAATGTTGTATTTGATACAGACCGATTCTCTCAATCAAGGAAAGATGCCGCAGTATGGGATAAGGGTAATGGTGCAAAAGCTGATAAAACCCTCGTAGATGTTGCATCCAAACAATGGATAGCAGCAACAGAAAAAGAAAAAGATTTCACATACGAATACACTCATCATTATTGCGATGTAAATGAACCATTACAAGGAAGAAAATATGATAATTACCAAACGAAGGAAAGGTTCATAGAGAAGGTTAATAATATAACAAGCTATATAGAAAAGAACGAACTTCCTACCGATATGTGGTTTACAAGAGGTGATGATGGAATGAAAGTTATTGAATCACGAATTAAGTTTGCTGGCGGTTCTATGCCAAAAAACCTTCAAGACCTTGTTGGAATGGAAATGCAAGAAGGTGGTTTTATGTCAACTGGTAGCCGAAAAGGAAAAGGCTTCAATACTCGAAGTGTTATCATGAACATATATGCACCAAAAGGAACAAAGGCTGCTTACGTAGAACCTTTCTCTGCTTTCGGTTGTGGTGATAAAAGAAGTTGGGATGGAGTAAGCCGTTTCTCTACGTATAGTTCCGAGCACGAAACACTCTTTCAGAGAGGAACACGAATGCGAATAACAAAGGTTTATGAAGAAGGTGGAAAGACCTACATAGACTGCGAGGTTATAGGGCAAGAAATAAGAGATTTATCTTATGTAAAGGATAGCAATATCGGATATTAAACAAAAAAGGTGTACCATTACGGCGCACCTTTTTCGTTATAGTTCGTTTGGAATTTTATCCTCTGGGAAATGGTCGTTTGGGATAAAGAGGTATTCGTCTATCAGCTTATAGAACCTATCTATCTCTTCCTTAATATTGTAGGCTGCTTTAGCCCATGAAGTGAACATTATAATAAGCAATGTATGTGGAATCCCCTTATATTCCTTACCATTGATTTTCTTATAATATTCTTCCTCACCTTTAAACTTTCCTTCGCTATTAACATACACTCTTTCCATATCCCAAAACCAAGCCATATTTTCGTTGGTATTTGGGTTCTCACCACCTCTATAGTATCGGCAGTGCTTGATTAAATCTTCCTTATTCGCCATATCTATCAATAAATTTAGTTACTACATTCTTCATATCCAAAGGGAGATAGTTCAATGCTTTTTCCTCCATTTCTTGTGGAATACCAAAGAGTGGCTGAGCGATTGAACCAACGATTGCTCCCATCGTATCGCTATCACCGCCGTAGGATACAGCATTTCTGATTGCGTCCTCGAAGCTATCACTATCAAGGACTATTCTAAAGGCAAGAGGAACGCACTCTTGGCAAGTTTCTGCCCATTTTCCTCTTGGTGGTATTCTATCCTCCCATTTAATGCCATAGTAAACGTTTGCTATGATATTCAACATATCTTTCTTTTCTCCCTTTCTCAAAGAAAAGATAGCATTAGATACCGCAGCAGCACCTATCAAACCCTCAGTATGGCTATGTGATACCTTTGCGCTCATTATTGCCTGACTGATAGCATCGGAACTTTCTTTAAATGCCCAAGCTGTCGGACTAACTCGCATTGCTGCCCCATTTCCGTAGCTATCATAAGGCTGTGGATTCGAGCTACGAACCCATTTTGCGAAGCTTGCACCATACCCACCCATTGGGTTTAGATACTTCTGACACCAGTATTGAAGCGAAATACTATAATCTTCGACATTCGGCTTTTCATCACCACCTTTTTTAAGAATAGCATCGGCTACGGCTATTGTACAGATAGTATCATCTGTAAAATTACAACCTTTGTCAAATAGTTTAAAGTTATAATCAAATGTGTTATTAAACTCATATTTAGAGCCTACAATATCACCTATAATTGCTCCTATCATAACTGTATCTCCTATTTTAATGTTAATTATTCGCAAATTTACGAAGGAATATTCAGATAACCAAATATTTTTTATTACTTTTGCATTAATTGTTGTATCGAGTGCGTATCTCCTATGTACTCACAACGTTAAACAAAACAATTATTTACATCTAGCATCGTCCTCTTTCGTATCTCCGAGGGCGGTGCTTTTTGTTTATAAGAACTCCTTTAAAGCAACGTGATAAACGTCATACATCAGGCGAGTTACATATAATACGGCTACCTTATCAACTACAAAAGAAGGATAAGGCTTACCCTCTTCAATGATTGCGTCCAATGACCATTTCGGGTACTTGGCTGAATATAGCTTCAGTGCTTTCAGAAGCTCATTCAACCTTTCTTCCCCGAATGCTTGCTTTATCTTCTCCTGATTTCTGAGAGCGAAACGAGCCATAGATTAATTATACTTGATTATCTTATACTCCATTTCGAGCATAATGTTACCGAAGAATAACGTCTTAACATAGGTCTCGCTGCCCTTTTCCTCGACCTCGTTACCTATCTGATAGCCTTCCTTCTCAAAGAATTCTTTCAAGGCTTTTCTTGCTAATTTCACGCTTTCAAACCATCCTCCGAGTATTCTCTTTTGTCGATTCGCTACCTTGCGGCGAGCGTTCTTTACGTCCACTCTTGTGCTATATGTTACAACATTTATCTGATACATAACTTATATTAATTTACTTTTCTACTTCATAAAGGTATTGAATATCCCCACCGCCAAGAGTGAGGATAACCGAAGGCTCGCCGAGCATTGGCTGCTTATGGAAATCGCACCAATACCAATGATTCCGTTTCAGCTTACCTTCTATCACATTCAGCTCCAAATCATTCTTTTCAGGAGCTTCAAGATAATCCTTGCCATGTCGCATATCCAAGCGATGTAAGGCTAAAAGTACGTCAAATGCTCTCATATCTTACTCAGCTTTATCAACGACAACAAGGTTTTCCAATCTAGTCAAGAATGTGTGGTAATCATCCTCGCAGAGAATCACTTGACCGCCCGTTGGTGTGGTCTTGCAATTAAGCTTTATAGATGTTGCTATATCGCCATTACGTGAAGGTTCAACGTAAGCGATATTATCTATATTAATAAGGATACAAAACCCTTTATACTTTACCTCAATAAACTTTGCCATAATTAAATCTCCTTTATTTTATTAGTTTTAAAATCATAAGAATAACCATTATTCTCCATTATATTCAGAAGAAAGTTCTTCTCCCATTCATTTGCGTATCGTAAACAACCCGACGAGTATTTAATGTTTGTACTCATATTTCCTTTGCCTACACCGAAAGATTTGAATGCGAACGAGTATTTTATGTGAGCCTCTATCCAGTCATCGTTATGAATATTTGACAAGATAAAAACACAACTTTCACCTCTTTCGTCATTATAAAACCTAAGTATATCTCCTTCTTTGTACATAAGCTATTCACATCTATCAAGATACTCTTTCCAAGCCTTATCAAAGACAGGCTTGATGAATATATTATTTCTTACATCCCTCATTGTTATCCCAAGGGCAAGCACGGCTTCTTCTGGGTTGTATGTATAGCCGCATTCGTGGTTTGCGAACTCATACATGAAAGCATCTTTCAAGCCTTCATCTGTCTTTATGAGCTCCAAGATTTCCTTATCGTGACGTTTACGCATTTCCTCGAAAAGGTAAACGTCAGAGGCAAGGCAGAATGCGCCGCAACCGAGTGAGCGAATCTTCATCAAGTTCTCCTTCGAGGTAGTCAGTCCCCACTCCTTCATCATCTTCTCAAACTGCTCATCACCGAAAGCAGCCTTCAAAGGCAAGGTATTATTCTCCTCACTATGCTTCTTCTTTAATTCTGCGTACTTATTCATAATAGTATCTCCTTTTAAAAATTATTCGTATTCAAATATGATAGATAGGCATTACAACCTAATCTGCCAAACTTTGAGTTGTAGCAAGTGTTATACTTCTTACAGCTATAACACTTGCTTAAAAATTCTTGCTTACTCATATCCTTTAGATTTCAACGACTTCAATACCTTTCTTTGGATTCTTGGTTGCTCTATCCAAGCTAATCTTGCCATTGAATACCCCCTTGACGAGAGCATAGAATGTGGTGCGTTTAATACCATTTTCCTCGATTGTAGGAACTTTGCCGTATCGTTCGCATTCAATACCCTTATCGGTGAGAATGGTGTTAATTTCCATCATTCCGAAGTAAGACTCCTCGAAACGCTTCTGAATGATTTTGCCGCATACCTTTACCTGATTGCCCTTCTGAATACTAAGCTCTGGCTTCAAGCTATCTTCATAGGCTTTCACAAGGAAGAAAGCATATACATCTTGCTCTTGGAAGCAATAGAAGTTCTTTGCTACCGCAAGCATATCCTCTTCAAATTCGGTCTTAGGCTGAATCTTTGCACCGAACTCGCAAACTGCCTTCACGTAAGCTTCATCAACCTTGAACTTTTTGCTATTCAAAATAGTGTCGATGCCATCCAAAGTGGCTGAGCGATAACGGACGTGCTCAACTTTTGTTCCCTTCTTATATACGGGACAAATATCATACTGAGCTTTCGCCGCCATGATGAGGTCGGATTTAAGGATAGCATTCTTATAGCTTGAATCCTTTCTGCCGCCCCATTTCTCAATATCACCAAACTCATCATCTGTAGCATAGCTTATTCTGTAATCGTAGAGTTCATAGAGCTTTCTTGTAAAATCAGACAAGAAGCCAAATCCCTTTATACCGAACTTCTTAATACACTCGCAGCCTACCTGTAATTCCTCGCCCGTCTTCACGTTTTCAACGACATAGGCATTCTTGCACCAATGACCGCAAAAGTCACATTTACCATAGTCTGCTCCGTGCGAAGGGTTCTTAAAAATAAGCTCCTTGGTTGGGTCGGCAGGGATAAATGCACCATCCATATACGTTGCAATCAATCTCCAATCGCTTTCATCAGGCATATTGACAATAAGGTCGCAAACCTCATGGAATACTTTTGAAACGCCGCCAGATATACCATTTTCATTAATAACAGGATGCTGAAAGAGTTTCTGATAAGGCTTACCTACTGAGTAGGCAAAGCCTTCAACGTTCTTCTGTGTCTTATCAGCAAACTTCTTTAAAGAATCAACTAAGTCTGATGGAATAAATGTATTGATAGTTCTCATTGTTGTATCTCCTATATATTATTAATCAGTAAAGCTGTTCTGTTCTTGTATAGCAGCCCTTCACAGCGTACTCAATACGTTTCTTCTCAACCTCATTGTAATCAGAGCTAACGGCAACTGCCTGCCATTTGCCACCTTCGTAAATCTGAGCAACGTAATCAAAAACGTTAGCCTCTACTACTTTTCCGTTAATCATTGTAACTTTCATTGTTGTATCTCCTATAATTTAAATATTAAACCTATTTATTAATTATTTACACCGCAAAATTAATAATTTCTTTTGAAACTGCCAAATCTTTTCGGTATTTTTATTAGTATTTTAATAGCTTTTAATATATTGATATGTAAATTAAGGTTATATTAATATAAAAAATGCAATATAAATATATAGTATTCATTTTTTCGCTACCTTTGCATACATAACCAAATCAGACGAGTTATGACACAGATTTATAACGCATCACCAAAGGAGTTGGCGGTAATGGCTCAACGCTACCTCCGTGATGGAATACTAAGCAGAGCCACATATTGCTACGAGCGGCTAATGTACCTCGGTTGCTTGCGCAGAACGGGTTATCTTCGCCTTGCCTTAGTATATACCAAGCAAAGGAAAGATAATGCCGCAGAGCGTGTTTTAAGTAGGTATCGTGCAATTTATAAATATTAATATAGGAGATATAAGATTATGAAAAAAGAAAAAGCATTATTTATGACACTCTTTGTACTCATCGTAGCTTGTACAAATCTTTCATGTTCAAGCGATGATAATAAAGAGAACGAAAAGAAAAAATTAGAGAATACAAGCTGGGTATCAGACGAAACTTCGTTCCATAGCTCTTCATTGGTTGCCGTTGATAAAACAGAACCAAATACCAAGATAGAAGCAAAGATGAATGAGGTTGTCGGTTTCCAATATACAGAGGAGACCAAAACAGAAGAAGGTTATTGGTTCTGGGATTTATGCAAGCAAAATAAACATGAATGCGACTCTACAATAACAGCTTCTTTTGATGCAAACAAATGTACTTTTAAGGTAAAGGTTACGAAAACCAAAGCAAAGGCTAATCAGACCAAAACGGAAAACCTTTATAAATTTAGCGAAGGCTCATATATTGTAAGATTCGGCTATAATAGATATGAAGAGATTACTGTATATAGTTATGGTATTTACAGAGCTGACGGTACTCTCTTTATTCCGCTTGATGGTAAGGGATGTGTAGCATATCAAACAAAATATACTTACTCTAATAAAGAAGTATATAATGAAGATGTTAGCGAATATACTATTCCTGCTAATTATGAAATTTCAAATAATGCTATCAGCTTTACCTATACAAAGGATGGCAAGAATATAACATTTGATGGCTTATTATCGGCAGACGGGCAAAGAATAATTATAGAACGCAATCCTATTGTAAACTCTATAAGAGTTTTGAAGAGATGATAGATTTTATCAATAAACTAAAATCGTACCTAAATCGCAAAGACGACATAAGTACGATAAAAATATCATCAGTGAGCGACAGTCTTAGCGATAAAAAGGTTGCCGCTGAATCTTTCATCCCTAAAGGATGCTTGTTGGGCGACCTTAATTTTCACAAGGAGTATGATAAGGCTATAGAAGAGGGTAAGTGGATTGAAGCAGAATATCCTAACGATTATTTTGTGCATTGTAATCTAATGGTTAGTTACTTTAAAAAGGGCGATATAGAAAACTGCAATAAAGAAGCCAAGTTAGCAATCATCAAAGGACATCATACAGGGTATTGTGAGAGTCGCCTTTCTATTAACTTATATAAGGATAGGAAATACCATCAGGTTATACAATTATCGGAAATCGAAGAAAATCCTAGATTTGGTCTTTTCTTCGATGATGTATATAAAAGGAAACTGAGAGCTCAGAAGCATATAGATAAAGCTACAGATACAAAAGAAGAACGCCTCTTTACAGACGAAGAAATCGAAGAGCTTTATCAAAACGTGGAAAAGCAAAAAGCTTTGCGTGAGTGGTATATGCGCACACGAAGCTTGATAAATGAGGAGCTATGTAAGTTAAGAAAGAAAGACTGGCTAAACGATAAATCTGTAGTAGAAGAAATGGAGTTTTATACCAATGAGTTAATAGAGCTATCCCGAAAATATGGACATTTGTGTTAGCCAAAATATATAAACTATGACAGAAGAAGAAAAGAAGAAAGCTATGGAGACCTTTAATGCTCTCATAGAAGAAGCTAGGAAGAATAACGTCAATATGACGATGGACGAGATTAATGAAGAAATTCGGCTCGCAAGGGCTGAACGAAAGCAAAGAGAAAAAGAAAAGGCAGGGCGCAGATAGTGCCCTGCCTTTCTTATAGTAGTTGTATCTCCTATAATTATTTACACTTTGTTGTGCGTATCTCCTAATCACGCATAACATTAAACCTCAATACCGACTACATTATTGTAGATACCCTCTGGCAGTACGCCACCAAAGGCTTTCACGGCGTTACCGATGCCTTCGGCAATCATCGTACCCTCATTACTATCATCAATACCCTCAGACACCAAGAATCTCATAGCCTTCTCCTGGACTGCCATAAACTCTTTGAGCAGAGCGATACACCGCTGAGTAGCATCATTATCAACCGTTACCTCTATCATCATATTCTGATTATCCATTTTTGATTTCTCCTATTCAATTAAAAGTTAGACTGATTGTTTTTAGATTCAAGAGCAGCTCTCTTCTCGCCGTTGATTTCAGCGATAGCATCTTTCACATTAAAGTCGTTGTTATAGAGAGCAAGAATAAAACGCTTGCCACGTTGATTCCATACAAGGTTTACTTTTGTGCCCGTAGAACCATCACCCTTGATATAATTGTAGGTTCGGGTGCTTGCGAGCTGCCATTCACGGAACTTGCCCTTCAAATGCCAAGAACCTGATTGAAAGTATTGAATACCTGCATTGGAAAGCTGCTGATTTAGTGCTCTTGCGCTAATACCGAGGTCATCAGCAACTTGTGTGGTGGTAAGGCAGTCCGTTGATGCAAGTGTATCATCGTAGTACTTTACCTTTGGTGCGGCAATAGTCAATTCCTTCTGCTGAATGCCGATGGTCTGTGCCTGCTGCTCGGTCTGAGCTTCAAGCTCACGAACTCTTTGCTCATTCCGCTTCAATGTCTCATCCGCAATCTTCAAGGCTCGTGCCATGATAGCTTCGGGAGTATCATTGACCGAAGAAGCTATGTAGCCACCCTTGGTGCGGATTTCGTGAAGGATAGCTTTTACTCCCTTCTTAAACTGCTTGGCGATAGGCTTGCGTGATTGCATAAGCAATTCATAAACACCTTCCTCTGTCAAGAACCACATACTTCCACCACGACTTAACTTTAAATTAAGTCGTTCCTCTTCATCAACGTTAGCAACAGCACGTGACACATTCTTTAAACCGAGCCAATTCTGTACATCATTAGCCCGAAATAATGGGTTTTCAACTGACCCCCATACATCAATCTCCTTATCAAGGAAGGTTGATTTACTAATAATCTTGATTTCTTCCATCTGTGAACTTTTTAGAAGATAATGGCAAACAAAAAGCGGTCGCCATATACGCTGTTCACAGATGGTAGTCCACTCCGAAAGAGCTTCGTTTTATCTTACGTATAGGCGACCGTGTATTATACGGTCTTCGTGAGCATAAAATATGCCCATTCAGACGAATGAGCAATAACCGTGCTCTTATCGGGATAGCCTACTATCATCTGTGAACGCCGCAAAATTAAAAAGAAATCTGCGAACTACCAACTTTTTCTCCAATTATTTTTGGTTTTAATAGAAATAAATCGGAATTAATAGTATTTAATAGCTTTCTTGCTAAGAATCAGCAACTTATTTCTTTACCTTGATAAACTTACCATACTTCTCTGTGATAAGCTGTTGTTCCTGTACCAGATTATCCACCTGTATGGTATGCTGATGAACAGCCCAATCATAATCAGCTTTATTGTTTTCTTTGAATGCCTTGTTGGTTCTCTGTAGCATCAAATCATCGTAGCCCTTTTTCTTCTCATTGAATGTGTCCATAACTGCCTGACCGAAAGAATCAGTAAATGCTTTCTGTTCCTTCGCTGGCATATTATAGAGGTTCTTGTATGTGTCCATAACCTTATTGGCTTCGTCCATTGTACTGACTTTTCCGCTAAGAGAACTCTGTGTCCTATTCTGTGCAGCATTATTGCTGCTTATGGTGCGAGTACCACCGCTTGACTTGCTCATATTCTTTGAATTTTAAATTGTTATTTTGTGCAAAGATAATCAATTCTCCTTTTACTTACAATAGAACCAATATATGCTGTGTAAACTTTTAGAAGGGAGCAGCAGCCGAGACCGCCGCCCCCAAAGAGATACAACATATATATTAAGATAAAATGAGAATCCGTCTATTCTTTAAGATACCTTAAAAGGCGCATACGCAAAAAACCCTTTCTCCCAAAAGTACATATCTTTAATACATTCTTCAACAGTAATTTGGGATAATTTCATTCCTCTGTACCTAGCACGAATACGTGCATGGTGTATCAGATTACGCATATCTTCTCTATCCATACCTATAACTAATTACCAAATTGTTTGTTGTTGCTGCCGTTCTTTAACCCGTTTCTTAGCAATATCAAAGAATTTTTTATTCTTCTCAAAGCAAATGAAATGTCTGTTAGTATTAATGCACGCTATCGCAAGCGTACCAGAGCCACAGAACGCATCCAAGACCACATCACCCTCATTACTGCTCAGTTCAACGAACTCTTGCATAATTGAGACAGGTTTTTCTGTTGGATGATTCTTACTTTTCCCGTTAATCGGTTTTTCTTTCTTTACCCGATTATAATACAAGTTATTATTTAACCGATTAAGAGCAGTACCGTAATCATATACTCATACTATGTACTCCAGGTTCTGCGAAAAACGATTTTTGTTAATGATAGATAACGGCTTCTCCCAAACGAGTATTGTAAACATCAGGCTATTCTTATTTGCCCAGTTACAATAATACGGTACATGTTCTTCCGAACAGAACATATAAGCATTCATTATCTTCATTTTCGGCTTTAATGCATCAAGGAACTTATCTATTTCTTCTTCGCCAAAACAACTCATCCCTCCCATCATATCACCACCATATTTATAAAGCTCCGATTTTCCAAAGGAACTTTTCTGATTCCATTCACTCCCATCATACGTAGGACTAAGTGGCGATTTATTGTGGAGATATGGTGCATCCGTAACACATAAATCTATGCTTTTATCAGGAATATCACACATAAGGTTAATGCAATCTCCGAAGTAAATATTATCTAACTCCATACCCTACGCTCCTTTCTTGAATTTCTTAGTACCTTCTTTAGGCTCGCAGAAGCCATCCTCCTCTCGCAAATTATAGAGAGCTTGCGTTTCCTCAGACATGCTATAGAAAGCCGAGAAACGAGCCTTCTTTGCGTTGATAGGGTCATAGAGAGTTCTTGTTATATCAGACCATACGGCGATAACCTTCTTATCCTTAACGATATTATCACGGAATTTCTCTGCTTCATCGTGCATGATGTCGTACAGACAATTATCCGCTTGCGTGAATGCCATTTTAGCCCGATAATTTTCGTAGCTTGGAGCAATATCAACTCCATACTCCCTTTCGGTAATCTCCATAACGTGTATATGGGTATCATTAATCTGCTGTACGAGGTTCTGAATCATAATGACATACGAGCAGAGATAAGGGTTATACTTGCATTTCAGATTGCGAAGCTTATCCTCAATCATCTTTCGTAACTTCTCAACCTTATCCTTAATCAAATCCCACAGAAAAGTAGAATACTCATTATAGTAGTCTTCATCCATATTTCGCTCATACAACTTCATCGTATCACGAATAGATGTTTGGCATTCAGTAAAGTGCTTTTTAAGATTGAACTTAAACACCTTCTTCTTATCAAAGACCTCCTTAGAAATAAGAAGGAAGTTGTCTGCCAAGATAAACTCCATATAGCAACTCTGACAGAGAGTAGAATAAGCGTAATCAAGGGCTTTCTGAACTTGCTCATTATCAATGCCACTCGGTACATAGACAATGGCTTTCCAACCCATAACGTCCGTTTCTACATATCTTCCCGTATCAATCTTACAATCATTATGATTGCCTAATAAAATAGTTGCTTCCATACTTTACTTCTCCTTATTATTATTACCTTGTACAAGACATCCGAAAGTAACCCCAACAGATATGATAATCAATACAAATAGAACCAAATTCATACCTTATCCCTCCTTTTCTTTTAAGAACCGCACAAGGCAGTTATAATTCTGACTAAGGCTATTGAGAATCTTAATTTGCTCATTAAATGACAAATGCTCGAATAGCACAACTTTATCATCCTTATCCTTTATGGTCATACCACAAAGGTTGCCACCGATTTCAAGTATAACTTTTAGACTAATATCTTTTTTATCCATAACAAAGCTATTTTTTTAATTTACGATAATGATAATATTTTTTGTGTTCATAGCGCACGGTAGAGTACTTTTGAAGATTTTCCTCATACTCCTCACGAGGATAAGAGAATGCGCCTTCAGAAAGAGCTATACGCTCAAAATCGGCATACTTCTTGTTATATCCAAGAAGCTCAACCAAATCCTTCGGATAACACCATGCAATCTGTAATTTTTGCGGCTCGTCTTTTTCTGGCGAAAACTTTATTGAACCTATATCTTGGTAACGTTTTGCATCAGGCATTCTCATATCCTCAATATAAGGTTGTAATTCACCACTTCTTACGTCTCTAAAAAAGACAAAGATAGCATTACTACCACAAGGCTCAGTAACAGGGTGGAGTATCTTATCAATACGTTCTTTCTGTTCTTTCTGACTTTGTTTATAGCCTTTCTTGTACCCTCGAATAAAAGCCTCCGAACATACTTCAAGCAAACCATCTGGGCAAACACGATGATTGCATTGCCTACAATGACGTTCATTGCCGTTAGCTATTTTAGCTTTATCTTCTAAGCTTAATCTCTTTCCCATTTTATTACAGATTAATTATTGATATTCCGTTATACAATAGCACCCAACCCGTTATGAGTAAGATGAATAAGAATATAGTAATCAAGATTTTTTCTTGTATGGTTACCACACCTTCTAATTTTCCGTTCATTGCGCCAACAGCAACAACGCTGCTCAATGCGATGACGGATGCGCCTATGATGATTAAAATCGCTCCTATTCCCATTTTTTCACCTCCCATATTTCAGTGATTTCCATCTGCTCACGATATTCCTTTACAGCATTGGTAAAATAAGGAGAGATATTCAAATCCTTAACAAAAGAGGTGATGGTTTCCGTCTGATGATAGTTATCACCTTGTACCCATCCATCATCCTCTTTAACGAAGCAGAAAACGGCAAAACAAGATTTCTGTTCACCCGTTTCATTATCCAGTATCTGTTGCCTTCTCGCACAGAACTTCATTGTTCGTTCATTATTGAATAACTCATAGCCATCACCAGTGCGTTGAGCAAAGGGCACTTCGCCCTTTGCTTCTATGATAAACTTCTTTTCTTCAATCTCTTCCATAGTCATTATGTGTTAGATATTTCTGAATAACTTTCGTCTTTGCCGTAAACCACATCTACGTTGAGGAGATTGTTAAGTGTGAAACCCATTCTCCAACTAAACCAAAGATAACCAATCTTCTCAGCAATCCTTATTGCGGTATCAGCATACTTCTTTGCATCACCCTTAAAAGGTTCTGAGCCATGATAGGAGAAGCCATTATCAAAGACTAGTTTAAATACCTTATTCTTAGGTAGCTGATACTTACAGAAATCATCATAAGGAAGAATATTCCCATCTACCTCAAAGCAAATCTGCTTATAATCAAGGAAGGAAACAAACCCTTTATCATTGATAGTAAGATTGCTTCTTTTAAAAATAGCTAAAGCATCTTCCTCTTCCTTTTTATTAAGAATGCGATAATTAGTAAAATTTATCTCACACCCGATTTTCTGCGGAACAAAATCAACGATAGCAATAAGTGGGCTAAAATTGCAATATGAGCCAGATTTTGCCACTCCTTGCTTCTTCAAGAATTGTTCACTATCATACTTACCAAGATACACGATAGCCAAAGGAAACTTTTTCCTAAATACTACGTTTAAATCCTTAAATTCTATAAACATAAGCTTAATCAATAAAGTCGTTAAACGTAAGAACCTCAGATGCACCCTCACGGAAAGGTTTCTTATCGCAAGCGTAACCCATCCAAGAGCCATAGTCATACACTTTATACATGTGATAACCAGCCTTCATCAACACCTTAAAGGCAGCTTTCATTTCACATCCATGTATTCTAACCATATCCTTATCGTTGGCATGTCCACTAAAGCGTGGATTGCTCAAACTAATACGTCTTGTAGCAGGTCGGCTACCATTATTTGCACCTGAGAAAGGATGAAAAATATCCCAACAACTATTAGATAAGAAGGCATTACAGATTGCCTGTACGACTTCCTCTCTAACTTCGGTTGGTTGAACATAATCGTTTTGTGGTATATTTACCTTGATTTCCATAATTGTATCTCCTATATTTAAACGTTAATTATTTCTTCTTTATACATTCCTTCACTGCGTATAGGCTTTTAAGAAGGCATTGTGTGGCATTCAAGCCTTTCAATGGAATGAATACCTCTACGATAGCATTCCAACGTCCTCTGAACGTACCCGAACCCTTTGCGTTGGCAATAAAAGAATCCTCTGTAGATTCACCAACCAAAGCACCTGAGTACTTGGTGATAACCTCGCCAGTGTATTTATTGATAATTGTAATCATTGTCGTATCTCCTATTTTTCAATTTCTGTAAACTCAATTTTACCATTCTTTTTAACCTGTGCGTGCCACTTATTGGTTCTCACCTTATCATCCCAAAATGAAACAGTAGGAAGTACCACACATTCACCACGCTCTACAAGTCTTTCGTAATAACTTATGACCTCATCCCAACTATCGAAAGTATGGGCAAGTGCTGTAAATCTGAATCGAGCAATTTTCTTTGTTTCCATTGTTGTATCTTTTAATTATTAAACCTATTTATTAATTATTTACACCGCAAAATTAATAATTTCTTTTGAAACCAACAAATCTTTTCGGTGTTTTTATTAGTATTTTAATAGATATTAATACAAAACTAAGGAAATCGGATATTTTTACACAGAAAACTTATTTTTTAACCATTTTTCGATGGTTAAGATAAACTCATCCAATGAGCGGCAAATGCTGTACTGAAAGCCTAATCGCTCAACGTCAGACTGAAATTTGGCTTGCAAATCAGATTGATACCCGTCCTTAGTTTTAACTTCAATAAATAGGACATTTTCTCTTGCTATAATAATAAGGTCGGAGAAGCCAGCCAAAACGCCCTCGCCTTTCATAATCTTCGCTTCAAGCGCACTTCGTTGTCCTCCGTTAGGGATGGCGGCAATGATATAGCGAGGGTATTGCAAGCGAAACCACTTCACCATCTGAATCTGAATCTGCGATTCAATGTGCCGTGGTTTGCTTCTGCCTTTCTTCTGGCGCTCCTTCTTTAAAAACTCATCGTACTTCATTATTACACAACCTTGTCCAAAATCTTTTTAAGATAGAACTCTATCATATTTTCATAATACTTCCTATTTGAAAGATAGTCACCGCAGCTAATCTTCTTCTTGCATAAATTAACATCATTCTGCGCTAAGAGGTATCTATAATAAAAGAGTGACTTAAAATCCATAAATCTATTCAGTTTTAAAGTCTTATCCTCATAAGCCTCTTCGAGCTGCTTATTAGTTTCTTTCAGCTCTTCATTCTTCTTAATAAGACGGGAAATCTCTTTCTGTAAGTGATAGGTAAATATCCACATAGCGATAAACGGCAAGAATAATATCGCCACAGACCAACCATCTTTGACCGCACTACTGATACAGCATCCTAACAAAAAGAATGCACATAGCAGCTCAGTATGAGAACCGCACCAAGATAAAATCTTCTTCAT